TCTTTTAATAAATCAGATGCTGTATTACCATCACCGTCTTCATTTTGAAAACCTAATATAAGTTTTACACTGCTACCATTTGAAGTTGCTGATGTACTTAATGACGTATTGCCCATAAAGATAGTATTACTGGATAAGAAAATACTACCAAAACGTCTTTGATTAGAACCAATATTGAATGTATTGTTAGCAGCAGGGATAATGTGTTGAGACTGGACCGTCGTGGTAAAGTTGTTACCAAAATATTCACCAGCAACAAATTTGTTCTGCGTTGAATCGTATACTAGAGTTTTGTTATTTGCTGCTGTAAAGTCAACGTCGTCCAAACCGAGAAGGCGCACTTCACCTCCACCACCACTACCACCACCGTTAAGTGATGCCATAGCAAGCCTTGTAACTTGTGCGCTAATCTGCTGCTTGAAACCTGAGAGATCTTCCTTTAGTTTATCTTCTAAAGGTTTTAAATCAGAAGGTCTACCATCCCGCCCCGCTGGACCAATCGGACCTGCTGGACCTTGCGTTCCGGTTTCACCTCTTGGTCCGATAAGACCACGATCTCCACGTTTGCCCTGCGGTCCTTGTTCACCTCTTTCACCGACTGGACCTTGTATTCCCGCTGGACCCTGTATACCATCATTACCTTTTGGACCTCTCTCGCCTTGCTCAACTATAATAAGTTTTGGCTTCTCGCCGTCTTCAGTTACAAAATTAATCTTTTTCAGAGATTTACGAATTTCACTTTTGGCAAGTTCCAGAGCAGCATTAAGTAATTTTGCTTTCTCTAGTTCGTTCATCGAATTTATTCCTCGTAATCGTCTGTGCCTAGATTTTCTAGTAGATTACTCATTTTCGCAATTAGTTTTCGATCCTCTTCATTCATTTCTACAGGTTCAAAGTTTTCTTCCTGTACGTCTGGTTCGCTATCGTCTTCGATACCATCGTCGTTCATTGGGCTGTCTTCATCAGACTCTTCTCTTTTAATCTGCTTATCCATGTCACGAATTTCTTCTTCTGACATTTGTAGCACATTTTTACGAACCCAGTCAAGTGAATAAAATTTACCAACGTATTGTTCGACTTCACCCATAAGACGCATTCGCTCTGTCAGAACTTCAGCATTTTTCAATTCGGAAAAATAACTGTCATGTGGGAAATCGTAATAGAGATTGTCTCTCAACTCTTTCCATTGTTTGCGGTTGATAACCCCCTTGAGAACTAATTGAATCTCAAGGAGGTTATCGAACAAGTGGGTAAATCTAGCACGAAGTCTTTCAATAAACCGTGTAAACTTTAGTTCGTCCCGTGTAACCTCACTTGTGCGTCCGAGGTTGAATTGTCCTTCCGACTCCATTCGTGTGATGGGGACATTCAAAGACTTGTAAAGTTTGCGACGGAAATAATCAACGTCATCCATCTCACCCAAGTTCTGACCACCTGGAAGCGTTGTAATTTCTGTTCCCCTGCCGCCTTCTCTGCGTGGGAGCCAAAAGTCTTCCATCATGGTCATAAATTTACGATCATCACGGACTTCACCGCTAGACGCATCGTATACCAATTTATTCTTATGCTTTGCCATCATGTCAGCAAGATATTGCTCTGCTTTCATCTTGGGCAAGTTACCAACGTCGATATAGAAGATCCGGCGCTCAGGCGCACGAGATAGTCTGTAAATGACTGTGGCATCTTCAAGTGTGCGGAGTTGGTTTAAAGGTTTGATTGCTTTGTGTAGATACCCCAACACCATTCTGTTTGATGGGTCCACTAATCCACTTGTCACATGACAGATGGAATCCTTAGAAATCTTTACAGCAGTCTGGTTGCTTTGTGCTGTAATACCTTTTGGATGATAGACATAATATTCATTATATCCTTTTTCCACTTTCATATTAGTGCGCTGATCGGTCTGAGAAAACTTCTCACGCACCTTTTTAATTTTACGAGGGTCAATCTTACGGAGTTCTTTGATCCCATCTCGTGCTTTCTTCTCATCAATCATAATGTGATAGTACAAGCGACCATCGATATACCATTGACGGAAAATATCGTGTGCTAAATTATTGAAGTCGAGTAGTTTGGTGATATTGCCAAACTCTTCACGAATTCTGTCTTTAAGTGCTTTGGGTTCATCGATATCATCTAGGACGATATTTACTGGAGATTGATTGTCAACGATGATTGCTTCATTGACAATATCTTCAACAGCAGTATCACATTCAGGTTGCATGGACATTTCACGGTACCGTGTGACCAATTCACCCTCTGATTTCGCAGCGCCTTCTAAATCTACATATGTACCATACGAGCCGCCAGCGACGACCTCCATGGCACCATCATCATGTGTGGGTTGAACAAACGATTTAACAGTCTCTTCCTGTTTAATCTCTTCTTTTGTTCTTGAAATTTCAAATCCAAATAACTTTGCCATTATATCATTCCCTAAAGAGGTTTGTTATTATATTATTTATACAAACAAAAAACGGGGACCGAAGCCCCCGTCTCTAAAATTATGTGGTTATATTAACCGAATAGTGCGTTAGTAACCTGACCAATAACACCTTCACCTGCTTGCCAGTAGTCGTAAGCGAATGTTACCTGGAACTCTTCAACAGCGTCGTTTGTACTCCAATCTAAGTCAATAGCAGCGACTGTTGTAGGGAAAATACCGACAAAGTTGTAAGTGCGGATTGGTGCACCCGTTTTAGCAAACTGTGTCACAGTAGCATTTGTCTTGTACTGAGAGGTAGTAGCAAGAGCAGGTGATCGTAGGTTGCTTTCAAGACCATTGATAGCATTAGACCAACGCTCCATACCATCACGAACGAGAAAATCTTCGTCGTTGATGATTGTAACTGTCCAATCTTCAAATGTTCTATTACCAGCAAGTTTAACCTCACGACCAAAATATGAAACTGGTGCAACACCAAGAGTTGCCGCTGGAATTTGTGCAGCTTTAACCATAAATGATGTTTTGATAAATGCACCACGATCAACTGGGTTGTCGATGGTTACTTGGAACAAGTTAGCACGGGCACCGCCGAATGCTAACTGTCCTTGAAACCCTGTGATATTAAATGCCATTTTTTTGACTCCTTATCTTTGTATTATTTATATTAAACCTGACCAACAACTTCACTAAAATCGACGCCAGTTCTAACTGCAACGAAGTTTAGTTGGATGAAATTGATTGAGCGGGCTGGTTTGATAAAGATGTCACCAATGAACTCGTTACGATCAGTGACTTCGGGTGTGTTGTTTGATTCGTCACAGACAACACGGAAGTCGGTGATACCACGACGACCCTGAACATCCCGTAGGAATGGTTCGACTAGGTTGACGAAGTTAGCACGAGTGAACTCATCGTTGAACTCAAACAGGGTAAACTTGGAAGCAGTAGAGATTGACTTCTCAAGAACGATGAAGAGTCTGCGGACATTAATCCGGTCAAAGGCGCTTGGTTTGGCAAGAAGTGTCTTATCACCAAATAGAACTGTACCTTGACCTGGGAATGATACGACTGGGTTGACACCAGCCTTGTAAAGAACATCACGCTCTGCTTTATTTGGATTGAAAGCAAGTTTGATAACATTCTTGATATTACCACGGTTGAAACCAGCAGGTGAATACCATGGATCACGCTGTTGATCTGTGCGAACCATCGTTCCAGCAGTGTCACCGTTTAATGGTACATATCGGTATATGTCGTTGAACTTATCATATTGATACTTCCAACCACTATCCATTACACCATATGAAGATGATGGGAGAGTGTTACGATATGCTACGATATCTTCTGCTTGCTTACCAGAATACAGTGCGTTGTTAACAACATCAGCACGCTCTGGTGATAGAATAGCAATACAATCTAAACGCTTCTCAGCAATATTATTAATGAGATGAACTGCACGAGTTTGGTTTGCAGCACCACCAAGAATGAATGAGATATCAACTTCATCCGTATTACTGAACTCGTCATAACCATTGATATAAGCAGCATTGCTTGGTTTTTGACCATCACGACCATTTACCATTGATACGCTTTGTGGAGTTGTTCCACCAGTAAATGTTGCTGTTGCTTTGCTGCCTGCATTGGTGTTGCTTGAATTATGACCAGCCCACCAGATATAATTAGAACGATTATTAATAACATTTACATAATAGATCGAATTACCTTCAGGTGATTTAGCATCTGATGCCATTGAAACAGAAGCATGGCGTTCAATGACCTGATTTTTAACACCAGTCCACTCGCCGTCTTCATCGATGATAGCAATATGCATCTCATCGCCTGAACCACCAGCAGTAGTAGCGAATGTTGAAGTGCCTGGAGCAGCATCAAACAAGTTGAAGTGTTCCCAACGACGCTTGACAGCAGCAGATTGAACTTGTGTGCTATCATCTGCTGTACCAAGCTGCTGACGAGTTGGTGCGGTCTCTAGTGTGATTGAACCTGCAGTAACAGCAGAGATTTTTAGATCGCCACCAATATTGATAGTAGAAGTTGACAAAGCAATTCTATCACCAACCGTAACACCAGTCGATAGGTCGATATTTGGACCAGATGTTAGACTTGCGGAAGTATTAGCACCTTTAGTAAGAACTGTTGTACTACCAGCAGTGAAAACTAGGTTAGCAGATAGAGTTGATTCAAAAGCACTGGCAGATGCACAGACAGAAACTTCTAGTGAGTTACCGAGTTCACCCGGATACTTACCAACCCAGTCACCAACACCTGAGATACCAGAAGAATAATTTTCTTCATAGTGGTCATCATTTTTGATGACGGTATTGATTGTGTTACCAGCATTTGCTGTAGAGTTACGAGCA